AAAAAATATAGATGACGCAGTAAAACTAATAGGTGGTAAGTTTCCAGTAGTATTAAAAACATTAACAGGTACGCAAGGTATCGGAGTTGTTAAATGTGATAGTTATGAGTCGCTTGTATCTACTATTCAATCACTATGGAAACACGAAGCAGAATTATTAATACAAGAATTTATGCCTGTTAAATTTGATATAAGAACTTTTGTAGCAGATAATAAGATATTTGCTAGTACAAAAAGAATACAATCATCTTTTGATTTTAGAACTAATACACATAGAGGTGCTAAGGCAGTACCTTACAAATTAAATGATGATGAAATAGAAATTATTTTAAAAGCTAGTAGAGCTAGTAAAGCATATGTAGTTGGAGTAGACCATATTATTGTTGATGGTAAGTACTATGTACTTGAAGTCAATGGTTCTCCTGGTACTGGTGCTGATTATGAAGGTTACGCATATAAAGACCTTGAAGGACCAAATCCTGGAGGTGCAATTACTGGTAAACAATTAGTTAAAAACTTTGTTAAATATATTTCTGATAGAAGTAATTGGGATAGACAATCAATTATAGAAACAGGTTGGTTAGAGACAATAGAATTAGAAGACATTGGTAAGATAAGAGCCAAGTTAGATACAGGTAATGGAGCTAAAGCTTGTTCATTACACGCAGAAGATATTAAGATAAAAGGTAAAACGGTAAGTTGGAAGTATAATAAGAAAACATATACTAAACCAATTCACGGAGAGAGTAGAGTTTTTAGAGCAAACGCTGGTGATGAACCAAGCGAAATAAGAAAAACCGTATTGTTAGATATGACTTTCAATGGGTTTACTTATAAAGATATAGAATTTGGACTAGACCAAAGACCAAGGTCAGGTTCGGATGTCTTGTTAAATAGAGATATGATTAGGCAGTTTCACGCTAGCGTAAATCCTAGTAGGACTTTCGTATTAAGTAAGAGATTGCCGCCTATTGACAAAGACTAACAATTATAATATAATGGAGTTATTATGGTAAAAATAGTAAGACTAATAACAGGTGAAGATATTATCGGAGAAATTTCAAAAAAAGACGGAACAACTTCTGTCAAAAATCCATATATCATTTATCCAACAAGTGCTCCCGAAGCAGGGAAGTCAATGAAGTTTGGTATGTTCACTTATATCCCATATGCAGAAACCGATACGGTTACTTTTGCAGATGACAAGATATTAACAACGGTGGAACCAAAACAAGACTTACTTGCTAGTTATAAACAAAGTGTAAGTAAAATTATTCAAGGACCAGGATTAATAACATAATGTCAGATAGTATCCAACAGAAGGATACTTTGACAATATACTTTGTAAGTAAAGACGGCACAAAACAAGAAGTCAAAGTACCGCCAGGTTTTACAATTATGGAAGCGGCAAAGAAATTTGCTAATACTTCCATTGATGAGATTCCTGCCGATTGTGGAGGATGTCAAGCGTGTGGTACTTGTCATATTAATATAAAAGAAGATATTAATAGAGTAGGTCCTGCTGAACATAATAGTTTAGAAACAGAATTAATGGAAATGCAACCTGAATATGACCGTATGTATTCTAGGTTAGCTTGTCAAGTTATTTTAACACCTAAACATAATGGTTTGATTGTTCATTTAAGAGATATGGAGAATATATAATGAATTTTTATAAAGATGTAATTGAACATAGAGGTAATCTTTTAGTTAGAGGAATACACGAAGGAAAAGAATTTAAAGAAAAGATTAACTTTAAACCAACATTGTTTTCAATCACACACGAAGATAGTCCACATAAAAATCTTCAAGGTCAAAATTTAAAACCAATCACATTTAATAGTATACCCAAAGCAAGAGAATTTAAAAGAAATTATCAGAATTCTAATAGTGCATTGTACGGAAATGAGAGATACCATTTTCAATACATCGCTGAAGAATACCCAGGTGATATACAATACGATAAGAACCTGATTAAGATATTTACATTAGATATTGAGGTAACCGCTGAAAAAGGTTTCCCAGATGTAGAAAATCCTATAGAGGAAATCTTATGTCTTACTATTAAGAACCAATCCAATAAGAACATTATCACCTGGGGAACCAAACCTTATTTTTCAAAGAGAGCAGATGTAACCTATATTGAGTGTCAAAATGAAAAACAATTATTAATGGAGTTTTTCAAATTTTGGACAAAGAATTATCCAGATATTATTACAGGATGGAATACAAAGTTTTTTGATTTGCCATATCTATGTAATAGAATTAAATTATTAGTTGGAGATAAAGTAATTAATAAGTTATCTCCTTGGGGATTAATTGATAGTGAACAGATAACCGTAAGAGGTCAGACACAAACGGCATATGATATTAAAGGTATTACTATGTTAGATTACCTTGACATCTATAAAAAATTTATTCCAGTTAGACAAGAAAGTTATAAACTAGATTATATTGCTAAAGTAGAACTTGGCAGTAATGGTAAAGACGCCAACCCATATGATACATTTAGAGAGTGGTACACCAATGACTTTCAATCGTTTGTAGATTACAATATTAAAGATGTTGAGATAGTTGATGAACTAGAAGATAAATTAAAGTTGATTGAACTTGTATTAACTATGGCGTATGAAGCAAAGATTAATTACCAAGATGTATTTTCAGAAGTTAGATTATGGGATACATTAATTTATAATCATTTATTAAAAGATAATATTCAAATCCCACCAAGAATAGAACAAGCAAAAGATGAGAAGTATGTTGGTGCTTATGTTAAGTCACCACAGGTCGGTCAACATAAATGGATTGTTTCATTTGATATTAACTCACTATATCCACATTTGATTATGCAGTATAATATATCTCCAGAAAAAATGGTAGGTGTTAATCCTGAAGGTATTAGTGTTAATAATATGATAAAGAAAAAAGTAGAATTAAATTATTTAAAAGATAAAGGTTGTACTATTACTCCAAATGGTGCTATGTTTAAAATAGATAATCAAGGTTTCTTACCGAAGATAATGGAGAAGATGTACAATGACCGAGTAGAATTTAAAAAGTTAGAGTTTGAAGCGAAGAAAAATTATCAAAAAACAAAAGACCCAATCTATGCAAAAGAAACTAGTAGATGTCATAATATTCAATGGGCAAAGAAAATATCATTGAATAGTGCTTATGGTGCCATAGGTAATCAATACTTTAGATATTATAATGTTAATCAAGCAACAGCGATTACTACTTCTGGTCAATTTATTATTCAGTATATTGAGAAAAAAGTAAATGAATATATTAATAATATATTAAAAACAAAACAAGATTATATTGTTGCGTCTGATACAGATTCAATTTATTTAAGATTAGATGAACTAGTTAATAAAGTATGTAAGGATAAAACTAAAGAACAAACAATAAACTTTATTAATAGAGTTGTAGATAGTAGAATAGAACCATTTATAGAAAAGTGTTTTAATGAACTTGCAGATTATACCAATGCGATTGGACAAAAAATGGTAATGAAACGAGAAGTAATTGCTGATAAAGGTATATGGACTGCTAAGAAAAGATATATGTTAAATGTACTTGATGAAGAAGGTTTTAGATATGAAGAACCTAAACTAAAGATAATGGGTATTGAAGCAGTTAAATCTTCAACGCCAGAAGTATGTAGAGTTGCAATTAAAGAAGCAATTAGATTGATTATGAATAAAGAAGAATCTGATTTACATAATTTTATTGCAGACTTTAAAAAGAAATTTACAAATTTTGAACCAGAACAAATTGCTTTTCCTAGAAGTTGTAATAATTTAAGAAAGTATTATAGTGCTAGTACTATATTCATTAAAGGAACACCAATACATATCAAAGGTAGTCTCATATACAATTATCATTTAAAAGATAAAAGATTAGACCATAAGTATCCATCAATACAAGAAGGAGATAAGATTAAGTTTGTTTTATTAAAAGAACCTAATCCATTTAAGTTTAATGTATGTTCTTATCTTGCTACTCTTCCGAGAGAGTTTGAACTGAAAGAATATATAGATTATGAATTACAATTTGAGAAAACATTTTTAGACCCGATGAGGTTTATATTAGGTGCAATAGGTTGGAACGCTGAACCTAAAGCAAGTTTGGAGGCATTTTTCTAATGAAAGTTATAGAGATATTAATATATGGTTTAGGTGTATTAGAGTTTCCTTTTGATGAAACACAAAAATGTAGACCACAAGCAAGTGATATTCTAAAACAAAATACAATAGTTGTTAATCGTATTGACCCACCAGAATTTTGGGCAGAAGGAGACTATTGGATTAAAGATGGCAAACATTATCGTTTAGCAGGTTTTAGATGTGTTGATAAAGAAACTGGAAAAGAGGTAGGTAAAAGTGGAATTATTTAAAGAGAAATTTAAAAACTTTTATAAGTGGGTTAAAGGAACTGAACTAGTTGAACTAGATGACATAGATGTTGAGGAGGATCCTGTAAGACCTGAACTAACTTTAGGTTGGAGAATAACTAAAGGTAGAAAGATATATGGATTAAAATATGAAGATGAGATTGAAGGTATTATTTGTGTTGCATTTACAAACGATATTCCTCACAATATAAAAGAATTAGATATGATGAGTGAACTTGCAGATATAAAAAATGAAAAGAATAATGCTATTGCATATACGGTATGGTCTCGTAAGAGAGGTGCAGGTAAAGAGATTATGAAAAAGGTAATAGAGTGGGCTAAAAAGAATAAGATTAAAAGATTAGTTACCTTATCGCCATTAACACCAATGGCAACACATTATCATATTAGAAATGGTGCAAAACAAATTAGTATAAACAAAGAGACACAAAATTTTGAATATGAACTTACAAAATGAGATTAGTGATATACAGAAATGCAGGTCAGGAACAATTGATACACGATTTTCCAGCAAGTCAATGGCCAAAGATAGAACAATTTTTAAAAGATGAAGGAATTAAGTGGTATGTCGTTTGTTATTAATGCAGATAGTTTAGAACATTTAAAAACACTAGAAGATAATAAATTTGATAGTGTGGTTACAGACCCACCATATCATTTAGCTTCCATTGTTAAACGATTTGGACCTGGTCAGAAAGCTATCAATAACCGAGATACAAAAGAAGGACGAAATGGTCCTTATCATAATACGGCAAAAGGTTTTATGGGACAGACTTGGGATGGTGGTGACATTGCATTTAATAAAGATTTCTGGAAAGAAGTATATAGAGTTATAAAACCAGGTGCAGTACTATTAGCGTTTGCCGCTCCTAGAAATTATCATAGAATGGGAGTTGCAGTAGAAGACGCTGGGTTTGAAATATTTGATATGATTAATTGGATATATGGTAGTGGTTTTCCTAAAAGAAAAAACTATTTAAAACCAGCACACGAACCTATTGTTATGGCAAGAAAAGGAGTTAATCCTAGTTTGAATATAGATGATTGCAGAATAGGATTAGTTGATGGTGATGATAAAAGATTAGGTGGCAAAGGAATTTTTAAAACAGATAAGATGGCAAAGAACGACTATGGAAAATTTGAAGGTAAAGATATTAAGACAAGTGATAAAGGTCGTTATCCTGCTAATGTAATACACGATGGTTCAGATGAAGTAATAGAATCGTTTCCAAATCAGAAGACAACAGGTCATTGGCCAAAAGTTAAGGTTACTGGTTATGGTAATATGGGTAAAGATATTGGTGGACAACAATCAGCAAAAGAAGAATATTTAGAATCAGGACCTCAAATTAAAGATGAAGGTTCTGTTGCAAGATATTTCTATAGTGCAAAGGCAAGTAAAAAAGAAAAAGAAGATACAAAACATCCAACGGTTAAACCTATTGCATTAATGAGATACTTAATTAGATTAGCTACACCAAAAGATGGATTAGTATTAGACCCTTTTGCTGGTACAGGTACTACTGGTGAAGCGTGTATATTAGAGAATAAAGAATATTATTTAATAGAAAGAGAAAAGAACTATATCAAAGACATTAATAAAAGATTATCTAAATATGGAAGATTAGGAATATGAGATTAGGCATTGGTGCTTTATTTGCTTTTTTGTCTGGTATAATTACTTGGTTAGTTAAGAGGAAAAAGAAATGAGAATAGAACCTGAAATAAAATTAAATTATGAAGATGTATTATTAAAACCTAAAAGGTCTACATTATCATCTAGGCGTGATGTAGATATGACTAGAGAGTTTAAATTTAGACATAGTGGAGAAACATATAAGTGTTGTCCTATTATTGCTTCTAATATGGACGGAGTAGGAACATTTAGTATGGCGAAAGTCTTACAGAATTATAAGATGATGACTACTATTACAAAGACAACAACATTAGGCGAGTGGCAACAAGCAGTTGGTAGTGGAATTAAATTAAAGTATCTATCAGTATGTTCAGGTACAAATAAACTATGGACAGATGAAGCAGAAGACTATAATACAATGCAAAAAGTATTAAAGAGTTTTCCAGATGTTAAGTTTATTACAATAGATGTCGCAAATGGTTATCATACAAATTTTTCAGATTTTATAGCAAGAGTTAGAGACGAATATCCAGATAAAACTATCATCGCTGGTAATGTGGTTACAGCAGAAATGACAGAAGAACTAATTATAAGAGGTGCAGATGTAGTTAAAGTAGGTATTGGTCCTGGTAGTGTATGTACGACAAGAACTATGGCAGGTGTAGGTGTACCTCAATTTAGTGCAGTAATGGAATGTGCTGACGCCGCTAATGGTGTTGGTGGACATATAGTTGCTGATGGTGGTTGTACAATGCCAGGAGATTTAGCAAAGGCATTTGGAGCAGGTGCTCACTTTATAATGTTAGGTGGTATGTTAGCAGGACATAATGAAAGTGAAGTGCAAGTAAAAGATGGCAAAAGAGAATTTTATGGTATGTCTTCTGATAGAGCAAGAGAGATACACGGAAAAAGAAAAGATGGTTATAGAGGTAATGAAGGACGATTAGTTATATTACCTGATAGAGGACCAGTTTCAGAAACCGTTGAAGATATATTAGGTGGAGTTAGAAGTGCTTGTACATATATTGGTGCAAGAAGATTAAAAGATATACCTAAATGTGCAAGTTTCGTTAGAGCAAATAATGTAATCAACAAAGTATATGAAAGGTACAATGGGTGATTTTAAAATATTAATATTAGCATATCTAATTGGTCATAGTCCAATAGATACACAACAAACTTTTCAAATGCAAGGTTGGTTTAAAACAATGGACGAGTGTAAAGAAGAATTACTTAAACAAAAACCTGATGGAAGATATGAAGTAATGAACGAGTTTGTTATAGATGGAGATTTTAAATGGGATTGGTTAGTTGCAGGTTGTAAGAGTGATACAACAGGAGAAGAATTTAAAGTATGGCCGAGTTATCCTAAAGGTAAACCAGATGAACTTATAGGAATAGATTTACACTTGGAGGAATTTGAAAACATCTAGGATGCTTGACTATGTTAATTTTTTATAGTATAATACTGACAACTTTGATATATGTAGTACCTATATCATTATTAATTATGTGGAACAATGAAGACCCTAAACCTTAAAGAAAAGTGATGGATTTATATACGATGGATTTAAAAGATTTTGCTAATGAAGATGGTCTACCTATTATGGATTCTATTCAGTTTAAAAGATGGACTGAAAAATTAGGTAAGGAAAGATTTAGAGAAGTACTATCAGAATATATTGCTACTTACAGACCAAAGTTTCCTTTAAATAATATTTCATATCAGGAAATGAAAGACAATATTATACAATTAAGTAATTTTGATACAAGTAAAATATGTACACCTAAAGACCAATCAGATAAAATTGTAGGTGAAAAATATGATGACTATGAACATCCATATTCAAAATATGGTTTAGGTATTATAGACGCACCTGCTTATTATAATAAGTGCAGTAATTATTTTCATCAACATTTAAGATTAAATTGTTCAAGTTATAGTTTTAGAGCACCAATTGATGTTTGGACAAAAGGTAGTGCAAAAGATATATGGAAAATTTTAGGTGCATTATGGAGAGGTGTAAATAGTAGTAAAGATTTATCAGGTAAAAGTTATAGAGAAGCAATAAGATTAGGTACATATATTGCAACACAATTTAAACCACTTGTTGCTAAAACAATATATGATATGACAAAAGCGAACACCGTATTAGATACCAGTTGTGGTTGGGGAGATAGACTTGCTGGTTTCTTTTCTAGTAGTGCAACAGAATATTATGGTTGTGACCCAAACCCAAACACATATAAACAATATCATAAACAGATAGAAGAATATAGTAAAATCTTTCCTAACAAAAAAGTTAAGATATGGAATTGTGGTGCAGAAGATTTACCTTATAATGAACTACCAGATATAGATTGTGCATTTACAAGTCCACCTTATTTCAGTACAGAAGAATATAACAAAGGTGGAGAGAAAGAAGAAAATCAATCTTGGTTTAAGTTTAATGAATATGAAAGATGGAGAGACGATTTCTATTTACCAGTTGCAGAAAAAACATTAAGTAAAAGTAAGTTTATGTTAGTTAATATTATGGACCCTAAAGTTAAAAATGTTAGATACAGGTCAAGTGATGAATTAATAAATAAACATAGAGATAAGTTTCTAGGTCAAATCGGTATGAGAATTATGCAACGACCTAAAAGCGATAAACTTTTTAAAGATGATAGAGAAAAAGCTGACTTTATGTCCAAAACATATATAGAAAATGTATGGTGTTTCGGACCAAAAGATTATGATTTCTTTGCGTCAAGCAGAAAAGCGACATTGGAGAATTTCTTATGTTAGGAAAAGGAATGGCCATAAACAAAAAAGATTACGAAGATTTAAAACCTTATTATGATTATCAAAGAAAAGTTGCCTATAATAGAGAACAAGTTATGGATATGGCAATGAACTTTGAAGGTCGTATCTATGACCAATTTGGACCAGTATCACTACCTGAATTTAAAGTACACCTATGGGATAAAATCAGACCAGAGGAGTACGAAGACCCACCAAAAGATTGGGTACCAAAAGATGAATCGTTGAGAATAGAAGGTGAAGTATATACAAACCTATCTAATTTCAATATGTTCACCAGAAAGAAGTTGGCTGTTGACAACTAATTAATAATATGATAGTATGGAGAAAATATGACAAATGATTTTTTAAAAGACATTATAAAAGAAACTGGCAACGAATATGCCACATTAGCAAGTGAAGGAGTTGACGCTGGCGATGTATCAAGTTTTGTTGATACAGGTTGCTATTCTCTTAATGCTCTATTATCAGGAAGTATATATGGCGGAATGCCTGGTAATAAAATAACTGCTATTGCAGGTGAGGCCGCTACAGGTAAAACTTTCTTTGCATTAGGAATATGCAAACACTTTTTAGATGATAACAAAGACGCAGGAGTTATCTACTTTGAAAGTGAAAGTGCTGTATCTAAAAATATGATTGAAGATAGAGGTATTGATAGT